CCTAATATTTTTTAACTTTATTTGCTATAACAGAAACAGAAGAAGCGTTATAAAGAGGCTGATATTCTTTTGGTAACTCTACTGTTTTTGCTGTAACATACCCTGTTTCTTCTCCTTTACGTACATACTTTAATATCTCTATAGCTTGTTCGGCAGGTACACTAAGTTGTTTTAGTAGTGACTTTACAGTTCTTCCTTTAAATCCACATACCCAGCATTCAAAAGGATTTTCTCCTTTTTCATTAGTATGTAAATTTATTTCTAATTTAGGTTTTCTATGATTACATTTTGGACAAGTAAATGCGTAATTCTCCCTAGCTCTTTTATGAGATTTCCCTAAAATATTCTCTAAATATCCTAATATAATCAGATTTTCTACCATTATAAAACAATTAGTAACTATAATATATAAAAAAAGTTGCAATTAAGCAACTTTATACGTCTGTCATTTTCAGCTTCCCCGATTGATCTTTCATAAAATTATCAGGTCTTATGTCAAGTTCTTCAGGATCGATTCCTAACTGTTGTGCTTCTTGTTCTAATTGTTCTATGAATTCTTCGGGAATTTCTCCTGTAAAAGGTTCCATATTTGGCATTGTTATAATTGCCAGTTTTGGATTAACAACCTCTACATCTATAATAGGAACAAAGTATTTTGTCTTTTTACCTTTTAGTATTTCAGCATGTTCGATTTCTACCTCATCAGAAGTTACTTTTTTAACAACATCTCCTACCAAATAAACTGAACCATAATCTCCTGATCCTAAGAATTCTCCTCCTTGGTCGATAATGTCATTTACCCTTTCCATATATTCTTGGGAAGGAGAAATAACTTCTTTTATTATATGTAGTATACTAAGCATCTAGGTTCTGTACCGATTTTACAAAATCAGCAATTCCTTGTTCAAACTTCTCTGTTAATTGTGTATAGACCGTCAATACCTGTTGTTTTACATATTCCTCTGTAAAATATTGTTTTGGAACAGCTTTACTTTGTAAGACCGGTCTTGTCTGTTTCGGCACATATACCTGTAATCCTATTGTACCGTCTGGATATATGTTAGCGTTTAGTAGGTCTTGTATCGGACTCTTTGACCATATATTCGTCTTTGATGTAAATACATTTTCTTTAACTTCTTTTTTTTGCTCCTTATCTCTATAATTCTCTCTTTTTTCCGCTTCTACTCCCTGTTTCCCTATTTTAAGTAGCTTGTCGTTGATACTCTTATGGACTGGATGTTGTGCTAGTATCTCTTTTATTAAACTTTTTAATTGGGATTTTTTCATCTTATTTTTGTTTATTTTTAATAATAAATAGTAGGGTATCTAATACAATTATAAAGACACTTAGTAGTACTATTCCTATAGTTATTTTCTGTACCATTAGAATTCCTTTATTCTTATATTCAAATACCCTGTTCCTTTTATCAATCTATGATATGTTTCTTTCGGTATGAATACCTTCCCCTGTAGTGGCTGAGGTAATTCATTATCAAATTGAAACATCCAATCTGTTGGTTCTAGAATTTCTACCTCTCTATCCTTTTGATCCCTATGCCATACCAGTTCTTCCTCTGGAATGTCTTGAGTAAATTTTCTATAAATGTATTCTTGTGTCTGTAACTGTTTGTAAGGTCTCATATTACCAATACCCGCTAAAATTTCTTGATCCTCCTAGTGATTTCCAATATCTTCCGATATTACAAGCCCAGTATCCTGGTTTTGTTTTATCTTTTTTCTTATCACATTGATGACGAGCAGCAAAAGAAGCTCTTGCTCCTGGCTTATCTATCTTAACATTCAATCCTGTTGTGCCTCCAAAAGATACTTTTACTACATTTCCTTCTTTATTTTTAGTGTATACGTAGAATTTTTTAGATCCTCCTCTTTTTGGTTTATTTAAAGGAACATCTTTACTTTTATATTCTGCTTCATCTAAAGGTAGAGGTTTTGCAGGCTCGTATTTGTATTTTGAATATAGAACATTTGATAAAACATAAGCATCTATGTATTTTTGTAGATTTTCTAAGGTCTTAAAATTATGCCCTCCATAATCAATATTATATCCTTTATAATATGGAGTATAATTTACAACTCCATTACTGAATACCTTGGTTTTTAGCCAAATAATATCATCGTTACCCTTTATCTGAGTAGGCCATTCCTCTTGTTGCTCTTCTTCATCAACCATTGGTAGGTCTAAAGGTACTTTTTGTCCTTCATATTCTCCATATTCACCAATATCTGTTGTTTCTATAAGGAGCATATCCTGCTCATTAAGAGTTATTTTACCGTCTCTTAGAGCTTGTCTTGCTTCAGCAAACAATTGTATAAACGAATCAGAAGAATAACGGTAGACACATTCAGATAATGTCAGCTTATTATCTAAATGGTATTGCAGGGTCGGTAGCCCTACTATTTCCTGTAATCTTATCATAAGAAATCTTTTCTAAAATATCTTCCTTCTATATTATCATTCATATAGTTAGAATCTGGTTCTATTACTCCTTTTATAAATAGGAACTTATTTTCATAATAAGTGTGAAGCTTCTTGTTTGGTGTAAAGATAAGAATTTCTCTGGAGAATTCAGACTGTTTTCCTTCTTTTATTAGATTTTTTATTTCTGAATGTGATCCATAGTAGGTTTTCCAATCAGATTCTTTCTTCACTACTTTCTTCTTACTTGCTCTTTTATCTGTAAGAAGGGCTAATTCTTTTTTCCCTAAAGCTTTTTTTGTAACAGAAATAAGTTGTTTCTTTCCTAAATATTTTCTACCTGTTGGTAGATGTGTTACTTCGTAGATAAACCCGAAAATGTCTTCGGGCATATCTGATAATTCTTTTACTTCTTTATTTTTGTATAACCACATTTTTCATTTAGTTTTAAATTGCTTCAGAGGGAACTACTTCCCATCTGTCGGTATATATACACATCTTACTTTTATCTACGTTGTATACTAAAAGTCCTGCTGTTGGAGAATCTATATTAAACATTTGCGTATCAGTAACGTTTGGTAAAAGTACTCCTCCTTTTCCTCCTGATTTTATTTCAAGAGCGGCACAAGTTTGCGGCGTAGTTGCACCAATCCCTACCCTTCCGTCTACTTGAGTTATAACAGAATCTGTCACTACTTTACTGCTTGAAAATACTGCTATATACCCTGTTGATCCTGTTACTGCTTGTGTTATTGATGATGTCTCTGCATAAGAAGAGCTTTTGATTGGCAGTACCAGTGTACTCGGTGAGTATATGCTGCTTGTATAGTGAAGGTGTATATTACTTCCTGTCACTGATCCTGAATATAATAGTGATGCAAAGTTTGTATCTACTTGTTCAAATGTTAGTTCCGAACCTGTTATGGTTCTTAATGTTATTGCCATAATTATTATATATCGATTTTAACAATTAATGTTGTTTCTGTTTTATTAGATTTCGGTAACGGAGTACTAAGTTTTCCTACTGCTATTAATTCATTTGCATCATTATACAATCCCACTGTTGTTATGTATGGGGTAAAAGAACTTCCTGTTAACGTACTTCGTAACTCACCACTGTTTATACTTGCTGTGGTAGAGTAAATAGTTCCTTCATTATCGTAGACTGTCTTTTCTATGTTTAGAATTGCTGATGGATTATATGTGTAGTTATTTTCAAACTCTCTCAACTTACAGTGATAGTTGTGTGTAAATATCTGGTGGCTTGATTTAAACTCGATTTGTTGTACAGGCTGCGTATGCCATGTAGGGTGTGTTATTATTGCAATTCCATGAGAGTATATTATATCTCCTACATACTCTTTCTGCTCTCCTATATTTACATACAAATTCCCCTCACCGTCATCAAATATGTCATAGGAGGACCCTGTTAGGTAGTTATACCCTTGTTGCCAATACCCCTGTTCTACATACACCGGAGTTTCTACCTGTAGTTTAAAAGTCTGATCTGTATGTATATTAGTTCCGTATAATTTTTTCGGTATAGAAACTATTTTAGAGTCTGGAGAGTATGTTCTAGCTTGAGGAAAACTTAATGTCGTCTGCGAGTAATACTCGTACCTGTTTTGCAATATACTATCTCCTATTTTATCAGGGTAGTATAGTTGTTTTAAACTCGCACTATAATACCCTGTACTTTGAAATACCTCTATACCCTGCTCACTAAAACTGCTACTAGGAATTTTATATGCTTTGTGAGCAACATAGGTAGTGATAAATGCATCTTGCTTATTTAGTTTTTTGTAAGCACT